GCTCGCGACTTTCCGGGCTTTTGGTTTTATCTAGAATTGTTGTGACGCTGGGAACTTTCTTACCGCTGGGCAAACAGTAATGTCTTTTGCCGTCGACGGTTTCCCGACTAATCGGGGTATAATTATATCGTTGTGTTATCATTAGATTGTAAAACTTTCTCCGCAGCCGCAACGGGCTGCTTCTTTTGGATTAATAAAATCAAAACCTTCGTTCAGACCTTTGCGGACCCAGTCCATTTTCATTCCTGATAGATAGGGCATGTCTTTGGGATTGACCCAAATGCTGACTCCATGACAGTTGTAGTTGTCATAGTCTTGTACTGTATGCAGCTGATCGACATATTCTAATTTGTATGCCAGGCCGCTGCATCCAGTTGTACGAACTCCGATCAATAGACCAAGACCAGTAGGGCGTTGTGCTAGATTAAATTTAACTTTTGCTGCTGCTGTTTCAGTTAGTGTTATCATGTCGACTTCTGTAGTCTGCTATTGCTGCTTTGATAGCATCTTCTGCAAGGATGCTGCAATGTATCTTAACCGGCGGGAGGGCGAGTTCTTGAGCGATTTCAGTATTTCTAATTGTCGCTGCTTCGTCAAGAGTTCGCCCCTTGACCCATTCAGTAACCAATGAGCTACTGGCGATCGCACTTCCGCATCCGTAAGTTTTGAATTTTGCATCTGTAATAACACCGTCAATAACTTTAATTTGTAACTTCATTACGTCACCGCAGGCCGGTGCTCCCACCATACCAGTTGCTATATCTGGATCGTTTTTATCAAACGAACCAACGTTGCGTGGATTCTCGTAATGATCTAATACTTTTTCTGAATATGCCATTCTACACTCCTAGTGCTTGTTTAATTATAGCTGCGTGATCAAATGCTAATTGTAGTTTATTAAGTTGTCTAATAGGAATCCATTCTGCTCGGCTTGCATCATCGCCTGCTTTGACAGACTCCTTGGCATCAACGTGTAAGCTAAATGCATAACTCCAGACATGTTCCATTCTGGGATCTCGTCCGGGTGTTTTATACTCACCTACAAAATTCAGTGCAGAAACTTCAAGTCCTGTTTCTTCAACCAGTTCTCGCATTGCTGCTTGCTTGGGTGTTTCGCCGGGATCAATAAACCCGCCTGGCAATGCCCAATGTCCAGCAAATGGAGGGTTCTTACGTTTAATCATTAGCACTTCTACATCAGTGTAGATAACTGTATCTACTACCATTAAGATTACTCGTATTGCCTGACCATTTGACATTTCAAATGCATAGTTGTATCCCGGCTTGATATTATCTTCGCATGTGTCAGCAAGTTTAATATCATCGTGTCCTTCTAATTTTGCAATTCGTGTTGCAGGATCGTATGAAATCAACTTGTAGGATCCGACGATCGCAGGACTACTTGCTTCGAAAATTAAATCCACATATCGGCGTAGTAAGTTTGCACTCATATTATCTGTAGCACTGACAATTGGCATCCCAATACAACACAGGCGCCGGACTGTATGGCGATGTATTAACTGGTGGTGCGTAATATACCGGTGGTGCGTAATATACCGGTGGTGGTGCGTAGTATACTGGGGGATCTACATATACCGGAGCAGGAGCCGAATAGTAAGGACGTGTTGCACCGTATACCAATGCACCACCTATAATGGCGCCACCTAAAGCAGCAGCACCATAGTTCCATCCATTGCCACCACGATAACCGTTATAGCCGTTATAACCGCCGCGATATCCATGGCCGTAACCACCAGCCAGGGCTGTGGTTGTGGTAAGTGCGAATAAAGCGATTGTTAAAATAATTTTCTTCATAATATTCTCCTGAGAGATAAATTAAACCATTTTTGTTGCAACTGCATATTAACATGTGTCTGACTCCATATAATGCACTGCTAATACATCTATAGTATAACATCAATCAATTGTGTTGTCAAATTCTGTCGGTAATAATATTTACTGTTCTTGGTGATAAAACCACTTCGTAATGAGTAGATTCCGACAAGACCAATCCCATCTGATCTGGTAAATGCGTCATACTTTCCACAGTTACTACTCCGTCGTTTGGGGCTGTTATAAATGGATTGCTGCCACCAGTGGTTACCACATTGGTCCAATTTCGTGGCACACGCATCTTAGGCACACTGGCCATGGGTTCACTGCCGGGACTGATGTCGCGCATGAGTTGGTTAAATGGTAAAAAGAATTGAGCTAATACTGCTTCGCGGCATCCACCGTATGGAGTACTAAGTGTAACTGCACCGGCCACGCGAGTAAAAAAGTCTTGCGCCAAATGCAGTGCATAAATTCCACCCAGACTATGAGCCACAAAAAAGATTGAGCCCGGGGATTGCGAAATAGTTTCTCGCATTCTGTTTAGATTATGTTTAAATCCATTAGTGCTGTTGTACTCTATAACAGTTTCAACAGGATGATTTAAATGGTGACGAATGTAGTTGAAACTATCCCCGGAAGCACTAGCCCCGTGAATATAAACAACATTCACGATTTCTTAAACAGGCCTAGAATTTTAGCTTGAATTGATTTTGCATAGTCTGGCTGTGGGAAATTCCAACCAACAAATGCACCTACTAGTAACCAAAAAATTGTTTCTAACATGTCAGAGTCCTTTTTTATTTAATGCTCGCTGAGCCATGGTATTGACAGTTTCGCGAGCCTGATCCACTGTCATGTTGGGTGCACCTTCAACCGCACCTTTGAATATGACTTCTGTGTCAGTGACATCAGCAATCAATTCTTTCAAAGGAGCCTGTTGCACAAGATTACGTAATTGTGCGTCATTCAAACTGACTCCTATATTTTTGGCCAAATCAACAAATGCTGCAATTGATATTTTTTTTTCAGCATCTGTGTCCTGGGCACGTGACAACAAAAACTGGCTAAGTGCAGCCAGTTTCTGTGTGTTTGCTGAATTTACTTCAAATTCAATCAGTTTCATTATTTCTTTTTGGCAGCAGCTTTCATTTCGGCATCAGATTTTGCAAAATGTTTTTTCATATCAGCAGCGTCTCTTGCATCGCGAGCAGCTTTTGCTGCCTCTTTTTCTTTGGCAGACATTCTTGGTTGTTTGTCACCATGTTCCTGGCTACTAGTATATCCTTTAGCAAGGATTTTTGACATTGGTTGATCCATAGATTCTTCAACGCCTTTCTTTTTGGCAGCAGCTGACTTCATTGTTTCTTTCTTGTTGCCATCCTTGTCAAGATCCAAGAAGTCTGGCTTCTTGCCTTTCTTGGCTTCAGCAACACGACGGTCACGGCCTAATGCTTCTGGTGCACCAAGAGGTGTTGGCTCTTCTTCATCAGCCGGCGGTACAACGTCAGCGTCAACAGCTACTTCAGCATCAACAGCAGGTTCTGCATTGAGATCTGCACCCATATCTGCAGCTGGTTCTTGACCTGGCACAACAGGAGCTTGTCCTGTCAGTGTACCTTGTGCACCTTCTAATGCTGTCTTACCTTGCTGTACTGATTGTAGCAATTGTGTAAGTGCAGCAGCAGTAGCTGATTGATAAGCAGTGGCTTGATCAGGACCCATGTCGTTCTTGATTGAGTCTGTTAGAGCTGGCAAGTCTTTGAACTGCATGGCACTGATCTGCTCCAACATCTTTTGAATTTGATCAACCATGTCTTGTGCAGCTAGAACAACCTGTGCTTGTTGAATTTCGCTTTCGCGTAGTCTACGGCGAGCAATGCGTGATTCTTTTTGCATAGCAACAGCAGCAGCGCCAGCAGCAGACATCATTTCTTTTTCTTGCGTATTCAGTGGCTGACCGGATTGAGATTTTTTAGCGGCAGCAACAAGTTTTGGATCTTTGAGATTTACAGGTGCAGCAACAGGTTGTCCTGGCTTTGCTGCAACAGTACCAGTGGCAGGCGTTGTTCCTGCAGCAGGTGCTTGCCCGGGCACAACAGGGGCCACTTCTTTCAGTCGACCTTTGAGACCTGATTCCAACATAAGCAGCTTGAGATAAGCAGGATCACGTTCACTTGAATGTGCTGCTGCAGTGGATCTGTGCTCGCTGAGTAGGCCACGCACACGCAACAGCATGTGACGAGATTCGCGCATGGTCAGATTGGCAAAAGATACTGTGTGTCCCAGTCTGGCCTGCAGCACCTGTTGGGCTTTATCTTGTTGATTGTGTTGGTCTAATTCGTGCAGTTTCATCGCGGTTGAATCCTTGTATTTGCCAGTATTTAGCCAAATTGACACATTTGGTCAATTGTTGTTCCACCCTGGACAGGTGGTTTTTCTTCATGGTGATCTTGAGTTGAGTAAATTCTGCTTGATCTGGATCCTGCATGCGTTTTGAAACAGCTTGACGCACCACGATATCTGTGTAGATACGTTGTTTTTCTTGATCTAAATTCTGCAGACTGTGTGCCAGTGCCAACTGTCTATACTTGTCGGCAATGCACCAACTCAGTGCCACACGCAAACTGCCAAAGATCTTGACATCACGTCGTGGTCTGGCCACTTCAAAACTTTCTTTGTTTTTTGGAGTTATTGTGTAGCTGTCAAACACATGGTAAAGACCGTCGGCACTGAATATTAGATTATCTTTGATTTGGTCAAATTCTTGTTGCATCAGCTTTTCCAGCTGTGGTATGGCAGCGTTTTGTTTCATTTAAGTACGTAATGCGTTACAAGCCAGCCGACCATTCCGCCCAGTGTAACAATAATGCCCAGACCCCACTTGATGATCTGATCATTGCGATTGGCAACCACGGTCTGTATCATGCTCCGTATGTCAGAAATCATCTTGTTATTTTCAATTGATCTGGCCTCAAGTGAATCTAACTTTTCTTCTAGATAACGATAGCGTTCGGCACACAATTCCACATGTGCTTCCAAACTCTTTTTTTCAATATCAGTTGTGTCAACCATGTTGTGTCCCAAGATGTTTTATTTATGCTAACAGCTCAAACCAGATGTTGGCATCTGCACCCAAAGCCACCAAGACCGATGCGATTTCTCCTGTTTCATCCAGGCCCTGGATCATGGGCACATGTTCGCAGTCTTTTTGCAGATAACCCACTGGATTACCATCACAGGCCACAGTGGCAGGATCAACCACTACAAATTCAAACGACCAAATGCCAGTGTCCACATTGTGGACGGGCCGGGTGATATTTTCTGGCAAGGTTCGCAAGGAAATGATTTGATTCACAGTTTCCCAGTTGCACTGTTGATTTCTGGCCCGGTTCCATTCCGATTCTGTGCCAATTACACGACCAGAGATGTCTTTGAACTGCGTGTTGGCCTTGTGACTACGATTCTTTACACCTGTTTCGGTAATATCAAATCGAGTTTGGCATCTGATGCGTTGACTCATATTGATATTGACACCTGTGACAGATCAGATCTGGTGATTCTGCAATTTAGTGCAATCACAATACGATCTTTCTTGCCACGATAAACCACAGCAGAATGTTGCAACCAACTGGGGAAAACAACCATCATGCCAGGTTCTGCTCTGAAGTCAATGCTGGTGTTGCGATTGACCCAGGCCATTCCTGCATCTGCATACCCACAATTATTGGGATTGTAAAATCTGTTGACACCATTTTTATCTTCAGCAGCACCCATGTCTCCGGTGTCTACATAATAGATAGCAGACCAAGAACTACCAGGATGAGCATGCATGTCATGATAGCCACCATCGCGTGTGATATGACACCAGGATTCGTGTATCTCTACTGTGACATTCATGCCTGGGGGCCAAAAGGCCTTGTTGGCATTGGCAGCAGCACGAAACATGCACTGTTTGGCCCAGTGACTGAATGCCAGCACAGCAGGCGAATCTGTAGAGACAAAGTCAAATCCACTTTCGTAAAGGCCGCGTTTGGCATCGGGAGCAACATTGCTGACATGTTTCTTGGCTTCAAGATCGTAGCATACCTGGACAAGCTCATTTTGATGCTGATTGTGATCGTCCCACTGAAAGTCGTACATCAGGATAGGCCATAATGGAATTGGGTTCAGTGGTTGCATAGTGCAGGTATTTAATGGTCAAAACAAAGCCCCGAAATAAATCCGGGGCTCAGGGTCTATACTTGACTGACTTCGAATTAGCTGGTAGCTAGTTTGAAACCTACGTTTGTAACGTCTGTACCTGTGACGTTGACACCTGTCACTGTACCATCGCTGGCTGTGATTTGAATGTTGCCCAAGGCACGCAGTTGAGCTTGTAGATCGGCGGCTGTGTAAGCACCACTTGGATATACAGCGTAGCTGATCATACCAGATGAAGCAGCTTCAACCTGGTACATGGCAATAGTAGCTGTGTTTTGAATGCTTTGATTTAGTTGAACAACAACACCTGGTGTGAAAACACCTGATGTTACATTGCCTAGTTCGTTTGTTAAGTCAATGTTTTGTTGTGAACCGTTCTGAACAACAACGCCGAAGAAGTCCAGTTTTGGACCTGCCATCTGCACCAGTGCAGCTGAAGAGATGTCGCCTTGTTGTGGGCCGTTGTTGATGTCTAATGCAAATACCGGTTGTGCATCACCGTTTGCTGGATTGAATACTGCCATTTTAATTCTCCTTTGTGAGTGGGAATGTTTCGTCCCTGCACTTATTTATACCAAAAGGCAGAAATTGGTTGGTACCTATGTCAATTCAGGATTGTTTTGTGCAAAGTTTGCCTTGCTAAATCTAAAACGATCCACAAACTTCATGTTTTGTCCCACATAACCTTCATGTCCAGGCTCATTGTTGATGCTGGCCTGCACGTCTTGTGTTTGAGCATCCAGTTGACGTACCACTTGATTTTTAAGACTAGAAATTTCCAAGAACGCTTGAAACAGGGCTGCCACTGCCTGTTTGTTTTCAGTAGCCCATTCAAATATGCGTGGTGCCTTGGCCGGGGACTTTTGCTTGACCCATTCACCAAAACCACCCATCAAATTATCATAACTGCCAGTGCGTACACGACTGTTGATGTAGGTCTTGACCAAGGCCGGAAAGTCACTGATCTTACGTGCTCTAAGTTCAGCAGGATCAAACAACTGATCCATAGCAGCACCGTATTTTGTGAGCAATTGAGTAGCATCCTTGACAGTGGCAGCGTCCAGTTTGATCTGTTTGGGATTTTTTAGACTGGGATCCAATATCAGCAGACCTGGACTGGGTGCCAAGGCAGCAGCACGAATGGGTGTGGCAGAGGCTCCTGGTGCTGCCAAAGAAGTATGAATGGCCACTGCTGCTGTGCTTTG